TAGAAAATGTCAGAGAACATCGTCATTCTGAAAGAAAAGTTGTTGTTCTATAGAAAATGTCAGAGAACATCGTCTTCCTCATCGTCAGGTGGTGGAGTGTACTCTAGCATGCGTCCTGTCTCCTTAGTGTACAGCAACGAACATGCAGGTCCGGTGAGTCCGCTGAATCTGTTCTTTAAAACGCGAAGATATGTAGTGTTACGCTTTGTCACATCGTCGTCTTGTCCATTACGCTCTGCACCCAACACTATGTCACTGAGTTGTGCAATGGAGCCGCTGCCGCGAAGCTGTGCAAGAGATGTTGCAGCGCCTTCTTCGTGTCCAACTCCATTCGGACGCTTCAGATGTGACACAACAAACAACGCAACGTTAGTTTCTTGCACAAGCATGCGAAGTTTTGTCATTATCTCATCAATGGCTTTGCGCTCATCACCATTGTCTTGCGCGGACACAATGATAGAGATGTGATCGACAACAATGTATTTGCAATTGAGAGCCTTCGCCATGTAGCGAACACGGTTGACAATATTATCTGTGCTGGTGCTGCCGAAGTGATCGAACAAGAACAGCCTGCCTGTGCCAAGTGTACGATCAAAAGCGTCCTTACGTTCTTCTTCGCTTGCCACCGTGTCGGGCAAGTGCAGAGGCTTGTTGGCAGCAAGCGACATCACAGACAAGCCTGTCTTGCGAATGCCTTCCTCAAGGAACATCAGCCCGATGTTGTCTTCGGTGTTCTGAAGCAGATGCCAAACAATTTCACGAAGCAATTGCGACTTGCCCAAGCCGCTACCGGCAGTGATGGTGACAAGCTCTCCGTGACGGATGCCATATGTCAATCCATTCAACCCATCCCACGGATACATGCATTGTGCTGGCGCTGGTGGCGTTGACACCAAGTCCCACAAATTATTACCAGCAACAATGCCATCTGGAATGTAAGACTCAGCACTCCACCAACGCTGAACGAAGATGGCTTCTTTATTTGCAGCAACGTAGTCGCATGCGTCCTTCATATCGACGTCATGCTTGTACACCTTCGCCTTGCTGCCAAACAACTCAGCCACTTCCTTCGCTGCCTTCTTACCCGGCTCGTCGTTGTCAAAGCAGACAACGATGTTCTCAAAGCTGTTGAGCCATTCATAGGCAGCGCGGCAGTCTTTTAGAGCGCCTGTAGCACCGTTTCTGATGCTGACGCAGGGCCATTTGCTACCCGTCGCCTGAAACACTGCCAGCGTGTCGAATTCACCCTCTGTGATGGTGACATACTTGCCACCGCTGCTGAACAGTTGTTGTCCAAACAGAGATGCCTTCGTCCACTCACCTTCAGTGGAAAACTTCTTCTCTTGCTTGCTCCTCACCTTCGCAGCAACGAGAGTGCCGTTGGTGTCGTAGTAGGGGAAATAATAGTTGTTGCCGTCTGACGTCACCCCATAACGCTCGGCTGTGGACTTCGTCAACCTACGAGTAGTGATGGAGGGAGAGTAGTAGTCGTCGAAATAACTCTTGAAATTCATGTTCACTTTCTTCGTTACAGGTTTGGAATATTCGATGACAACATCGTCATCCGGTGGAGTGAAGTGGTTGCAGGAGAAGCAATAGCTGCTGCCGTCCACGTTGACGCTACGTGCATCGCTGCTCCCGCATTCATCACATGACAGATGTGTGCGTAAAAATGCCATGTCAAATTATTTCAGCGTCATCTTTTAGGATGAAATTTAGAAAGCCAAATTCATCAGGCTCTCTCACCCACCATCGATCTGCATCTTGATAGACAACAGCAAAGGTATCACCAATGTATCGTCCATACCAATAGATATCACGACAGCGCTTCACCTTCACCCGTAGCGTATAGCTGTAGGGGCGGTGTGGCAACGAATGCGTCTCCATTGGAGCAAGGTCGGTCACTCGCGCAGTTTTTCTTTCGATCCAGATGTTGACATTGTCTGCAATCGACCGGACCAGTTGGTGAAGTGGTGTCATATCTCAAAGCCTCTCTCAGCGCATCGATGTGTAGAACACGATCATGTCGTCTTCCACCAAACTCTAGAAAGTCTAGAGCACTTATTACAGCGTTTCGTAGATCGTTCATTGTCGTCGATGAATAATTGAAAGAATGGCATTCACTGCCTGCACTACTGACATCTGCTCCATAGGGTCAAGCAGATGCCATTGACGATTGGTATTAAACTTTTGGTTTAATGCCGCCCACATGCGTTCTATCTCGCTCATTCTATTCCCTTCTCATCGAAGTCAAACCATTCATGTATTTCATTCCAGATAGCATCTTCGATGTAGCGATAGATGACATATTCATCAGGCTTATCCGTGTGCTTATGGGCACGTGCATATCCAATCTTGATGCCAGTTTCGATGGCATATTCAAGGACAGTATTAAACTTCGGTGTCATAGCATCACCTTTCGTTCTTTGTCGAGCTTCACAAGGACAATAAGTCCCATGAGAGCATTACTTAGTTCATCTTCTGTCAATGGGGTTGGTCGTTCAAGACTAGCCCATAACAATATTTCCAATGCTTCTTCAATCATCTTGCACTCCTTTGTAGCAGCGTAGGTTGCTGCATGAGATGTTGAGGAAACTGCCTTATCTCTTGAGCCTTGGCAGCGCCTCGCCGGGTGTGAACGAAATACGGTGTCACTGACGCAGCATGCTGGTGTCCACTCATCTGCATCACTGTCAACAAGTCGCCACCATTTTCAATGGTTTCGGTGATGGCAGTGCGACGAAGATCACGAAGCTGTAATTCCTTGTCGAGCCTTGCTTCAGCCATGATGTCAATGACATGATTGTTCAACGTGGCAATGCTGTACGGTGTCCACTTGCCCTGCCTACGTACCATCTGCGGGGCAACATAGGAAGACAAGAAGAAGTCTTTCTGTTGCTGCTTCAGCATTGTAGCAAGCCCTTCAGAGATGGGCAACTTCACTGTTGCGCCACGCTTACTCTGCGTGATGGTGACAGTGTTGGTGTCGAAGTTAATATTGTCCCATTTGAGATTGAGGATGTCGCTGACACGTTGTCCCCATTCGTAAATCATGTAAAAGACAATGCCAATGTTGCGCCATTGCCAGCGGCTGAAGGCTACGTTTAGGAAGGCACGAACGTTGTCACGCTCCCACATCACCTTGCGATGTTTTGTCGCCTTCTTCCTCACCTTCTCAAACGGGTTGTGGCGTGTATAGCCACATCTAATTGCGTAGTTGAGGACGATGCGATAGACCGTCATGTTGTAGTTGGCGATGTGTGGGGATGTCTGCCTCACTTGTTCGTCATACATGCGCTGAATCATCGGCGTTTCCAAATTGGAAAGCTTGTGATGTTGCAGAGCCATGCCAGCGACACGAACATTACGCCACGCTTCAATCGATGACTTATATTGCGTCTTCGTAATGTCAGCAAGACGGGTGAAGTCGATGCTATGCAGATAGGCAAAGACAACGTCTTTCACTTTGCCATCCTTCTGTAAGCCTGCAATGTGTGATGTTTCTTTACGCCACTCTTCGATGCGCTCATTGCATTCGACAGCATATCTGCATGCTTCTTCAATCTTGCTCAGAGGAAATGACTTCCTCTTCACAACACCAGCGTCGATGACACCCTGTGTTGGGTTGTAATAGAGATCGGCAGCGCGTCTACGTAGATTTAGTGGAAGGCAGGTTGCGGATGCAATGGGCTGCGTGGAGGTAGTAGTTGTGTGTTCCAAGACAGCGCTCATGCATACTCTCCAGAAAATTGATGATGAATTGACGTTCTTTGGATGCGGCGTTTTCGACTTTGCATTTGTCGCAAGGCTGGTCTACTGGATTGAAATGTTTGCATACTTCGCGAGTGTTTTGTTCATAGCATTCTTTGCAATTGCCATCGTCTACACCGTGTGGACATGATTGGCATTCATCTTTGCAGAATGCTCCCATTTCTCCAGCATCGCAATATGGGTAGCGGCAGGTCATCGATGTTTTCCAATCCCATGCGCCCGCTCGATGGCGCGAATTATTCCTATCAACCCTTCCACCGGGCCTGCGGATTGCAGGCGACCTATTGATTCCGTAACAAGGCGCAAAGCATCAAATTCATTCATGGGCTTGCGCTGGGGCGGGGCAAGATACAACGGGCCGACCACATCCCATGCGGCTGCAACATCAGTCGCGGTGCGCTCATCGGGCATAAGCACACGGGTGCGGCCTGTCTCTCTGTGCTGCCACAGCCACGCCACCGGCTCCATGTTCCCGAAGTTGGTTGCGGGAACATCCGGCTCTGCCAGCGCGGCCTCCTCGCGCCATGCCTCGGCGGTAGCAGCGCACACTTGTTTGCATCTTGCAAGCTCTGCCTCTAGTTCCTTGATGTACGCAATGGCGTTACGCACGTTTAGTGCAAGGTCGTCGGCTAAGTCCTTCATAGCTGCTCCTTGATATACAACGGCACCGACGCTGCGTATATGCTTGGCTCTCGGTGCTTGCTCAGGCTGAGCATCGGGCTAATTGCGTTTCCGGGGTACGGTACGTGCATCCACGCCACGGGAACTGGCTCTGCCATGCACTTGGTACAGAAGTACGGTGATGGTGGAATGCTTCGGTCGTGGCCGTTGTCGGCAGGGCCTCCGCATTGGGGGCAGCGGGAAAGGTCAGGCTCCTGCACCGGCTCCTGCACCGGCTCTGCCAGCGCGGCGCGGAGGGCGGTGATGGCTTCAAATGCAAGGAATTGCGATTTGTCTGTGGTTGCGTACAGGCTTTCTTCCAACGCCTCCAGCGCCTGCTGGGCGGCGGTTCGCAGGGTGGTCATACCCACCCCATCAGTTTGAAAGCAACCTCGGTCGGCACCAAGGCATAGACATACGCCCGGTACACCGGGCACCAGTAATGGATGCGGGTCATGTGTTCTCCTCTGCTTTGGCAATAGCCACCTGCGCCATTGCAACAGTCACGGGATCGTTGGTTCTGTGTTCAATGTTCTTCAACGCCTCCAGCAGCGCATCACGCTGGGCATTCCACGATTCAGCATCTGCCCGCCAACTCTCAGAAGTGGCAGAGCACACTTGTTTGCACCGCTCCAGTTCAGCATGAAGGCGGCGCAGTTCGGCAGCGACATCTGGAAAATCAACCATGCCTTCGTCGCACTCATCAGCCAGCCGCAGGGCTTCGGGTTGTGTCATGTGTTACTCCTTGCCCTAATTACATCCGCTGTAAACGGAGCCTTCGTCTCCTCGGCCAGACGCACACACGCCTCAATCTCCTGCGTTCTCACGCAATCAATCAACTCCCGCAGTGCCCGTGACGGGGCGAAGCCAAAGGTATTGCAGAGTTGTTGAAACTTGTCATCGATCATAGTCAATACCCATGTGGTTGAATGTCTTCACGAACAACATTGTTCACCATCACCAGAGCCTTCATCGTCTCATGCGCTGTTTCAAGTGTTGAAAACAACACACGCATTCTAGCGTTCTGGTCTTCAGGCTGTAAACATTCTTCTCTGTATGTCCCAGCAATGTTGTCAACAATGTAGACCCACAGAGGACTGTTGCGATAGCCTGCACCAGTAATTATTTCCGGAATGACAGCAACGACACGTTCGTTACGTTTCAGCTTTATCATGCTGTTCCTCTTCCAGTTCTTTGTTGAGACGGATGTGAAAGTTTTCTTCACCATCATCTCCACTCACCAACCAATCTATGCGATGTGCATATATCTGTGCAGTGCGTAGAAAGAAGATGGCTTCTTCGAAGGCTTCGATGGTGTCTTTGGAATAGCCTCTGCCTTTGGCATTTCCCCAGTCATTAAGCTCTTTGCTGTCATTATTAATAACAAGCTGCTCAATGGAGTGGACGATATATCCAATCTTATATTGATCGTAGTTGAAATATCCACCGCTCATGCTGCCACCATCAAATAGCCAATCAAGCAAACGAAGATGATGGTGACAAGCACTATCCTCTTGATGAATGCAACATATATTTCATCGACTTCGTCGTAGTTGCAATTGCATTCTTTGCGTCCCTGCTGACAGGTGCCGTTACACATTTTCATTTCGATGTCTCCATTGGTACACGTGAAGCACAGGGTGTATCAAGCACCCAAAATCCTATCCATACCTGCCGCGTGTCAGGCTTGACAGGACTGATGTTGACGTTACGCAGGCATGTGCTGCATTCAACATGCAACGGGTTGCTGGCACAACGTGCGAAGTCGCTAGCTAAATAATCCATTGTTTCAGTCATATTTTAGTCCTTTCCAGTTTGTATGTTCAGGCATTTCAATCACTTCTATCATGCCTCTTGCCTGCTCCATCATGTAATGAAGCTGCGATAGTCCAAAGGAGAATGCACCATATGCACCATCACTCTTGTGGCAGGCATAGACGCTACCAGAAGAACCATTGAAATAGAAATATGCATCATCCTCATCAACTGAGACGATGCCACTGTTCATCTGCCATGATTGACCACCGAGATAGCTGCCACCCCATGTAGCAAAGACGCGATAGTGAGTCTTTGCAGACTCACGTTCAAATATCTTCAATATCATCCAGCGGTCGGGATGGTAGTCGGCTTCACGCATTCTGCGAAGGTCGGTCATCACATCTCTCCCATCTCAAACAACTTATTTGCCACATCGAAGATGCGTTGCTTATTCTGCAGCACATCGATATATTCCTGTGGGAAGCAATCGATGCCATACTTCGCACCTACCCAAGCACCAGCAATGGCAGCGTTGGTGTCGGTGTCGTGTCCATATGATATGGCATGACGCAGCACAGCGCCACCATCTCTGCCACCATGATGCAGGGCATGTCGAGCAGCGTTGTATGCATACATCACCGTGCCTCTGGCATGGGCATATTTATTTGGATGAGACTTCAGCGACTTATATCGCGACATTGCTCCATTAAATATCTCATCGACATATGCTGTGGTATAGGCGAGGATGTCGCTGTTGCCATGCGTCATCAGGCTGGCAGCTATACTATCTGCTAATGCCTTCATTGGGTTGTTGTGGTTGGCAGCAATGCAGGCAGCAATACGCATCATGCTACCGTTGCCACTGTCCATGTCTCCACCATCTGCAGCGTACACAACAGAAGGCATCCTGTCGATGGCTGCTGCAGTGGTGCGTCCAATGTCGAAGGCATAGCCACGTGTGCCATACTTGCCAGTGGTCTTCCATTGCTTAAACCGATTGCTGGCATCGTGTGCATCGAAGCAGCCACGGGCAATGTAGCTCTCTGCAAGAGCTAACGTCAGCGCTCCGTCGTCGGTGTATTCGCCCAACGACACCTTGTGAGCGCCGCCTGTCTTGAGAACAACGTCGTCAACGTCCATCTCATCTTGAAACTCGTATGGCGCACCCAGCATATCGCCAAGGAATACGCCGACGAACATACCGACAACTTGTTCACGTTTCATGCAGGTTTCCTCAGAGGAATGACAGGGGTTGTTGCCATGATGTGATAGACCATATTATTCATGTCGAGACAGAATGAATACATGCCATCGATGTGATCGAAGAAGAAGTAGTCGTCACCCAATTTGATGTAGGTGTTACGCGGCACAGAATACAGCGGCACTGTATCAAGCTGTTCCCAATCACGCAGATCGACTTCGCTTATCACTTGCGTTTTCCTTTCTTCGAAAGCTTCTTCACCCTGTTAGCAGGATGCAGAAGATATTTTGTACCCATCCTAGCGATGGCATCACGCAGACGTTCTTCATTACGGCTACGTATTTCCAACAGGGTTTGTTCGATGTTCATTTGTTCACACAATGAATTGAAGGAAGAAGGGCAGCGCCAATATAGCTGCTGCCCAGAATATGCTGTCGTCGTCAGACATTCACGTAGCGTTCATAGCCACGGATGCGGCTGCTGTTGTTGGCACTACGCTCTACGCATTTGACGCGGGTGTTACGCTGACGCAACGCATCCACCAGCAGAGGGTAGTCGCAATCCTCTTCAAGGTAGACGTAGTCTCCACGCTGATAGGAATACGCTGACACCTTGTTAGCAATGCCGAGGTTGCTCAATACCTCTCTACGACATTTAGCCCAAGCATGACCGGGATCGCTGTAGATGATGACGGTGAAGGTTTTCATGTGATGTCCTTTCGTTTTCAAATATCATCCTCAACCAAACACGGGTTGAGTTTCATAGAGTGAATCCAATAATCGGATTGAATGCCGCCATATCTGTAGCTCTTGACGTAAGCATCGCGGGCTGCATTGGCTGATTCTTTATCGGTATGCACCGATAACAATGTTGGTGTGTCGTCACCAAGAGACTCCACTACCCAAACGTGTTGCATATGTGTTCCTTCAAAAAGGAGCCGGGGGAGTTGTCTTCCACACCGGCTCAGGCTTAGGCTTCTTCGGAGGCTTGTAAGGCAGACCCTTCCACGTTGGGAAGGGCCACACCTTCGGAGGCTGAGGGCATGACGTCACAAGACGTCAGCCCTTATGCAGGCAGCAGGTCGAACAACTCCGTGTTGACACGGACATGCTCTGCCACTGCGGTGATGGGTCGAGCCTTACGCATGCCGACGTTGTTGTCGGTGATGGACTTGATCATCACGTTGCCACGCAACACATTCTCCTGAATGCGATTCCACACAGTGAAGGCGTCGGACAAGTCGTCTTCACTACGCTGTACACCGAGAGCATCAGCAATGGTCTTCGTCGTGGCATAGCTGCCCTTCACGGGGCGTCCGTCAACGTCGACGATGGTGTCGTCGAACAAGCCCCAACGCTTCATCACCGCTTGCTTCGCCAGCTCATAGCGCTGTTGTCCGTCGAGGGTGATGTTACGTGCAGCCTCAAGCGCTGCCAGCACCATCGGCAGATTGCTGACGGTGGTACGCAGCGACTCCTCGAAGTTTGCCAGCGACTTGACAGTGTGATGGATGCGCTGTTGCATGCCTTCACCAGCAACGATGCCGTTGCTGCAGATGAAGCGATAGGCACCAGCAAACAACCGCACTGCAGAGGTGCCGTCGTGGCTGTTGTACACAATGATCTCGCCTCTCACATTACCGTTGCCGTTGTCGTCATGCTTGGCAAACGCAACCATGTGTGTCTTATGCTCGGCAGCAACCGGCGATGCCTTCGTCACACGCTTCTGTGCAGCCTGTGTCGGGAAGTAGCCGTAGTCTGCCATGACAGGCAGCAGGTCGCTAGTACGCAGAGATTGGTAACGGTCGGTCAGTCGTGATGCCTTCGTGTCAGAGAACACGGCAGGAGCACGGGACATGATGTCGTTTGCAGACATGATGCCGTTGTCGGTGCGACGGGAGAAGATGAGGGATTGACGCATGATGTTTCTTTCAGAAGGAGGCAGCGACATTGCTGCGTTTGTTGCAGCGACATTGCTGCGACGGATTGAAGTGTAAGCGAAAGATATTTGTTGAGTCAAGCAGAGGGGCTTTTGTACAGCGTGGCAACGATGTCAACCCATTGCAGCGTGTTCCTGCACCACATCTGCGGGGAGATGTCGAGCTTCAGCTCCTTCGCCACCTCCAACGCAGCCTGTGGTGTACGCTTGTCAGCACACACTGGCATGCCCATTGCTGCGTCGTTGATGCACCAGCCGTTGCTGCCACCTGATAGGTAGAAACGATGTGAGAGCATGTTTAAGTCTCCGCAAAGATGGAAGCCTTGCCATTGCTGGCAATGATGGCAACGTGTCGTGCCTCATGTACAGGTGTCTCGTTCACAGCATGAACGAATGACGTATATTTGTATGGGTTATATTTGACGGGGCTGCCGATGTTCTTGATGGCGTCGATGAAATAGCCGCAGGGATTGAGGCTTATGAGGTGTCCGACAACACCAGCATGCACATTCTTGCGCTTCTCACGGATGACACGCTGACGCCCTGCCTCTGACACCTTGAACTTGCAATTGTGCAGCGCCACCGTGTCGGCATAGCCTATCACCTTACCCTTGTATTCACCCTCCAGCGCCTTGATGCTGAGGCACTTGCGATGCAGATTGAAGTAGACGAATACTTTACCTGCGATTGATGCGGACAATGTCATGGTGTTTCCTTTCAGGAAAGCGGAGGGTTAGTAACGGGCAATGACGATGGTGTCAACGTCGGCAGGGTAGGCGTCAACCCATTCCCTGATTTCATTACGCTTGAATGTATAGTGCTTGAACGTGTCGCCTTCCCAATAGACGGTGATGACGTAGCGGGCAAGCTTACGTTGCAGGGTGCGGCGGATGGCGGAGATGATGTCGTTCACGTTGTGTCCTTTCAGGAAGAGAGCAGCGAAGTGCTGCCGATGGGATGCATTATATCGACGTTGTGAAAGCCGAGTAAAGCGTGGGGTTAATAGTCGAGCCATTCCCCCTTTGCTTCGACGATGTTTCTTACATCGTCTTCGCTCAACAGCTTACCAGCATGTTGCTTTGTTGCCTCTGGGCCGAAGGCAAGCACTACACACCAACGCCCTGTAGCACCACGTGCTACCGCATATGAACCCGCAACTGGTGCATCATAACGGGCACCAGTGACGTCGCATTCTGTGACCATTGCGTTCATGTACATGGTGTGTCCTTTGTGTGAGGAGGAAGTGATGCCGACAATTATATCGACGTTATCAAAGCCGAGTAAAGCGTGGGGTTATTCTCCAGCGATGATGATGGCGATGCCCATCAGAATGATGGGAGCGAATAGCACAAGCAGTGTGTATGTCATGATGTTTCCTTTCAGGAAAGGACAACGTTGTCGTCGTCAACCAGAACAGTATGCACCGGCTCACTGCGCCAACGCAGCATGATAGGTGCATTGAGGGAGATGGTGTGCTGCACTGTGCCGCCATACTTGACGCGGCTAGATGTGACAACGCCCGACACATACTTGCCGTGATACGTTGCCTTCACTTGCATGCCTTGCTTATTCCACATGTTTGTTTCCTTTCGGAAAAGCCATTGCTTTGTTCAGCGCTGACTCGCAACGCTGAAGAAAACCCCCTAACGCAAGAGCACCCACTCTCACTCGGGGAAGCTCACACATTTTCAGCACCATGTGTGATGGTGCATGACACATTGACGTATGCATCATTCACGCTAGTCCATAGTGCATCTGTCACATGCACCGACACTAGCAGCGGGTTGTTAAAGAGCGTTGACGCTTTCGCATCGATGGCAAACCGAGGCTTGCCGAGGCATCCATTGTAGGGCGATGTCATTTCCCGAGTCAACTGCAGGGCCTTTCGACTCTGCCGTCAGCTTTCGCACAACGTTACATGTAACCTACATGCTCCGTCACACTTCAGCATGATGTGTCTGTCGGAACCCGGCATCACCCGGCTAGCTTCTCACCGACTCGCATCGTGCTGCATTGCTTACATTATTGACGCTTTCGAAAAGCCCTGTCAAACGTAGGGTCTTTCGAAAACGTGGGGCTTACAGCCCCTCCGTCGTTCAGTGTACGGCGCTCAACCTAATCACCTTCATCATCTTCGCACCGTGGGCAGGGTAGGCAATGACAGGCACATCCTTGTTCCAGCATGCACGGCATCCGCTGCACTTGCCATCGTTCTCGTAAGCACGGCACAGAAACACACCTTCAGGGGCAGACTCAGCATCGTGGACAATGACAGAGCCATGTTCTGCACCATACACACCATCGATGCTGTCGCTGCTAAAGCGAACGGACACATTGTCAAGCGCCTTCATCCTACGGATGACGTCGGCAAACTTGGCAAACTTCGCCATGCGAGTAGGCAACCAATGGCGGGTTAATGGTGTACGCTGCATCACTTGATAGATTTTCTCGGCAAGGCCGAGAGCATACATGTCGCCACTGTCGAACCAGCGAAAGAACTTGTCCTTCGCCAATGCAACCACCATGTCATCAACCCATGCATCACGCTTCCAATCTTCACGATTGGCAATGCGTGGCTCCTTCACGTTGGGATAGTGGTAGTTGCCCGTCGTTGCATAGCAACCAGAGCATGCATCTACAAGTACACCAGCGGCAGAGATGCTACCGGGGCAAGTGTCGAGAGCTTGCAAGCTCCATGAGCGATTGCCATCAAGCTTGCTGGTGACGCTGATACGGATCATGATGTTTCCTTTCAGGAAGACGATGACACTGTGCCGTCGATGGGATGCATTATCGGGGCTTACGAAAAACCCTGTCAAGCGAAGGGGTTTTGTGTCGGGTACAGCACCGTCAGCATAGGCTCAGGCACCACCTTACGGATGAATGGGCGCCTTTGCTTTGCAAACTCTTGCAGCGTTTCAATCTCACGCACTGCGTCAGCATTGCTCATAAACGCACGGCTCGTCTTCGTCCACTTGCCATCATCCCCTTTCACTTCGTGAAAGACGATGCGGATAACTTCCACTTGATTGCACATGCTATGTTTCCTTTCAGGACTCGGCGGGATGCCGTTGTTTCGATGGGATGCATTGTGCCGACCTTTTAATGTCCGAGTCAAACGTAGGGTCTTTGTCGTCCTTCATTGGCAACTACGTTGCCGTGCATGCGCGTATATGCGGTGTAGGCGCATGATGTCACGCATCATAGGGGGTGTGCATTGTGACGTAGGGTGATGGGGGTTGATGTCATACATCGTCTCTTCATCTTCGATGAAGGCTTATATAAGCGACTACTTATATAACGATTTTCACCGTCTGACGGCAATTTCGTTTATGTCATAGACATAGAGCTAAGTTGTTGATTTCTATAGGAAATCCACACACACGTGATCACATGACGCAGCGCATTATGCGTGATCGCACATGCCTGATGCGCTGTGCGTGAGGCGCTGGCATGACGGGGGCGGGCGTGGGCCACTGGGGGGTGGCAGCGCTACTATATACACGCTGACACACAGAACAGGTATTTTAACACATGTTAGCGCCTACTAACATAGTCTCCCCCACACGCCACCATCCAAACACAGCTCCAACGACAATGTCACTTTCATCAGCATACTGACGATCTTAGGAACAACATCATTTTTGCCAAAGCTCTTGACAACACATGTCACCGCGTGTAAAACTGGCGCTGTCGGATGAACGGATAACGGCAGCATCTGGCAGCGTCTGCAAAGACGTTAAAGCGCTACTGCGGGATAGACATTGAAACAGCGCAACAGGATGGCGAAGGCAGCGTCCTAATGTCGAAAGGCTTCCGAGTCGCAACCATGTTGTGTAAAGGACTAAGCAGGAAGGCTAAGTCCGTCTACACAATAGTAATAACATAGTGTTGAAGTAATTAATGAATATACATCAGCGCTATCAGTTAAAAATATCCTTAACACTTGTCAACGTTTTCTAATTTGCACTGATGGAATCATTGATACATCATTGTTTATTTTGTTGATACATCAACGATTTCATTAGCGCTATCAGCGCTATAGCAACGATAACATCTATATAGCTATATAGTTGACAACACATGCATAGTTGTTTAGAATGTATTTTTGTTGAAGCTCTATGTTTCATCAGAAAGCCATTTCAATGCCATTTCAAACGCGAGAAGAACTTAAGAACAAAATTAATAAGCCTCCTCATAGCTACTATTCGTTAGCAATGAAGGAAGTTTTTAAGCAACGAGAAGAAGTAAAGACAGTTGCGTTTCATTCTGATGTCTATTATTTACGAAGTGCATTAGAGAAGCATACAGGATTTGTTATACCCCTTCCTCTTGTTGAAAAAGCGATGCGTGCCGAAGGCTGGTATGAGGGTGTTGTTAATAGAAGGAAGAAATAGCAGACATGTTGTCTGTTGTTTCTTTTAGTGATACAACGCGCTCCTATGAAAACTTTAGCGTGGCAACGTAAAGAGGGACAGGATGCCAAAGGCGGCCTCAATGCCAAAGGCAGAGCCTCTTACAACAAAGCCACTGGTGGCAATCTGAAGCCTCCAGCACCCAATCCAAAGACGAAGAAGGACGCTAACAGGCGCAAGAGCTTTTGCTCCCGCATGGGAGCTATGCCGGGGCCTATGAAGGATGATAAAGGTAAGCCAACGCGCAAGGCGTTGTCATTAAAAGCTTGGGCATGTTAACATGATGAATGATGAAGACTTTCGTCGCCTTGAAGGCAAAGTGGATAAGTTGGCTGATGCTGTTATGAAGCTTGTTCTTGTTGAAGAGCGGCTGGCAAATCAAGGCGAACGTATTGGTAGAGTGGAGCAGCGTGTTGTAGCTGTTGAGACTGCTGTAGGCAAGACAGACAAGACGGTGCAGATGTGGGTGAACAGAGGCATTGGTGTATGGAGCCTTGCCATTACGTTGTTTGCTCTTATTCAGTTTGGTAGTAAATTTTTCCATTAACACATATGCCGTTTATGAAGAATGGGCAGAGAAACTATTCTGCCGAGCTTGAGTGGGAAAAGGACAACAAGCCCACACGTGTCAAAGAGCGTTCAAAGCGTAATGCTGCTAGAGCGTTGATGATGGAAGAGGGAAGGGCTTACAAAGGAGACGGGCGTGATGTCGATCACAAAAAGCCTTTGTCGAAGGGTGGTGGCAATGGGCGTGGTAATTTGCGCGTTGTCGCTGCCAGCAAGAACAGAAGCGTTAAGCGTAAGCAAGACGGAAGTTTACGTTAATGGGACGCACTAACGAAAGGCTGTGGGAGTCTGCAAAGGCTCAGGCGAAGGCTAAGATGGGTGGTCATTCAGCTAGAGCCATGCAGCTTGCTGGTAAGATGTATAAGGATAAGGGTGGTGGCTATACAGGAGAAAAGACAGAAGCTCAAAAGTCTATGACAAAATGGACTAAGCAGGAGTGGACAACGTCTTCTGGGAAGCCCTCTGATGGAAAGCGGCGTTATTTGCCTAAAGCGGCTTGGTCTGCTTTGAGTGATAGCGAAAAGAAAGCCACAAACGCTGCTAAGGCTGCTGGTGGTAAAGCTGGTAAGCAATTTGTTGCTCAACCAGAAAGCGTAGCTGCTAAGACAGCTAAATATAGGAAGAAATGAAATATGTTAGCTCGTTTGTTGACTAGGGGTGTTGGTGGCACTACCCGTCGTGGTGCTGCTAACAAAGGCAAGAACAGGCTTGCTGGCGATCTTGACGACGATGTTGTCAAGGAAACCAAGAGCGATGTTGCTCAGATGCGTAAGGCTTTGGGCGCACGTGTTGACGAAGCTGAAGACATCAAGAAGGGCGCTGAACTTCGTCGTCGTAGTGTGCAAGAGGCTGGTGGTAGGGCTATGCTTCGTACAGGTAGCCGTGCAGGCGCTGTAGCAGGCGCTGGGCTCGCTGGCTATGGTGCTGGTAGGGCTATGATGGATGACGAAGAAGACAGCGCTCCTAAGCGTGTTTCTGTTGCTCCTCGGACAATGGATGAAGACAAGCCTGCTCCGCGTAAAGAAGAGGCTAAGAAGGAAGAGCCTAAGAAGGCTGACATGACGTTCAAGGAAGCGTTTGCTGCTGCGCGTAAGGACGACAAGGCTACGTTTACGTGGCAGGGCAAGCGCTATACAACAGAGATGGCAAAGCCTAAGTCTGCTAAGGTAGATGAAGGACAACATGAGAACATCTCTGACGACACTCGCGAACGTGCGCGGGCGTCTGTTGGCTTGGCAAAGGGTGGCAGCGTCCCCACCATCTATGCAGGCGTTAAAGGCCCTAAGAAGCCCATGCTTGCACGTGCGTCTTCTATGAAGACGAAAGCCATTGCGCCTAAGAAGCTGGCGTATGGCGGTGCTGTGAAAGGAAAGAAGAAATGAAGACGATGATGACAAAGAAGCCTGCTAAGAAGTATGCTATGGGTGGTGGCGTTCCTAATACAGGAATGCAAGCACCTCCGAAAGATATGGCAGCTAAACAACCACAAATGATGGCACAGCAATCTGAAATGGCTAAGTCTGCTCCACAATCTGCTCCGTATATGCCGGGCGGTGGTGCTGCACCAACAGCTCCAGCACAACAACGTCGATATACATCAGCAGATGCTTTGCGTTATCTTCGTCGTACCGGCAACAAAGCTGGTGCAGAACAAATTCTTAGGGGTGCTGTAGGTAAACAATTTACTATGCCATCAGACTTTGCAAAGGGTGGTGTTGTTAAGAAGAAAACTGTTGCAGCAAAGGGGAAAAAGAAATGAAGCCATGTGCAGGATGTCCCAACACCGCTGCCTGTAAGAAAGCAGGCAAGTGCATGATGGCTGAGAAGAAAATGGCAAAGGGTGGTGCTGTCAAAGGCAAGAAGCCCGGTGCTGCTGTAGCCATTATGATTGCTATGCCTGCTAAGGGCAAAGGCAAGACGAAGATGAATATGGGTGGCATGTGCGGGAGTAAGAAGAAGTGATGACACCTAAGCAACAAGCCAAAGTTGGCAAAGTGATGAAGGAGTTTAAGGCTGGCGCTCTGCATAGCGGTGCTGGTAAGAAGGCTCCTGTTGTCAAGAGTCAGAAACAGGCTGTTGCTATTGCGTTGTCTGAAGCTCGTAGGAAAAAGAAGTGAGCATAACAAGCTATCCCGCGCTGGTACGCATTGACGAAACCGGAAACACCGTCACTATTGGCGGCACTTCCGTCGATGCCTTTGGGCGAGTGCGTGTTAGCAGCCCAATGACATTGTTTGATTCGTCACATCGATTCAGTGACAATGACTTGTGGGCAGACAAAATTACAGGCACTGCTTCTGCCACCTTCAGCGCTAACGAAGGGCTCATCAATCTTTCTGTTGGTACAGCCAGCGGTGATGAAATTATTCGTGAAACAACGAAGGTGTTTTCTTATCAGCCCGGTAAGAGTTTGCTTGTAATGTCTACGTTTGTGTTCGGAGAAGCAAAAGCAAATTTGCGTCAGCGATGTGGATATTTTGGAGCCAGCAACGGGCTCTATTTCGAACGAGACGGCACAGCCCTATATTTTGTTGAGCGTAGCGGTGTTAGCGGCTCTACAGCCAATACACGTGTAGCTCAGGCGAGTTGGAATCAAGACAAGCTTGATGGTACAGGTGAGTCCGGCATCACTCTTGACGCATCCAAAGCACAGATTTTGTACATGGATGTTGAATGGCTTGGTCTTGGCACTGTGCGGATGGGTTTTGTCATCGATGGTGTCTTTGTTCCTGCACATAGTTTCCATCACGCAAACCTCATCACTACAACGTACATCACCACTGCGTCATTGCCGCTTCGTTACGAGATGACCAACACATCAACGACGGCATCCTCTAGCACATTGAAGCAAGTGTGTTCGTCTGTTATTTCTGAAGGCGGCTATGAGCTTCGTGGAGTGCAGCAAACTATCGGCACTGATGTAACAAGCCCTAAGACGCTCACTACAGCCGGCACCATTTATCCCATTGTTTCTATTCGTCTGAAGTCTACTAGGCTTGATGGCATTGTCATTCTTACAGCCATCTCAATACTTGGTATCACTAACAATGCCAACTATAAATGGCAACTGGTTGCTTCTGGAACAACAACTGGTGGCACTTGGACAAGTGCTGGTGCTGATTCCTCCGTTGAATATAACACTACCGGAACATCATTTTCTATAGGCACTGGTAGAGCGCTTGCTTCTGGTTTCTTCCAAGGCTCAAATCAGGGATCGTCAACAATTGACATCTTGAAGGAAGCTTTGTTTAAGTTTCAGCTTGAACGCAATTCGTTTACACCCACTCCATATGAACTAACGCTTATATGCACCTCTGCAACTAACGGTGATCAGGTGTTGGCGTCATTGGATTGGGAAGAAATCAGTAGGTGATATGAGTAATAAGAAACGAACAGTGGCGTTGGCGCTGACAACAAGTCCACAAGACATCTACGTTGTCCCCTCAGCATTCAAAGCTGACGTTAGCAGCATCTTTGTTTCTAATGGAAGTGATGTAACGATTAATGTAACGATACAGTGGTATAGTGCTGTTGATGCTGTGTCATATGACATTATGGATGCTGTGAGAATGAAGCCTCGTAGTATTCTTCAAATCACTGCGCCTCTCTATCTAGACAAGAACGATAAAATAACTGGCTTTGCCAATGTTGGCAGCAGCGCCATCACTGTTTCTATCAAGACAGAAGAATATTACGCTACCAAACTCTAATTATGAAAACACCTCTCAACGAACAACAGAAGAAATTCATTGATGCATTGCTTGGTGATGCCAATGGTAGTCCTGTTCGCGCTAAAGAGCTTGCAGGCTACAGCAAAAACTATCCTACAAAGGAGTTGATGTTTGCTCTGAAAGAGCACATCATCGAAGCAACGCAGCTATACATTGCTATGCATGCGCCTAAAGCGGCTATGGCTGTCATCAGCGGCATTGACGACCCTACAGAGCTTGGCATCAAGGAAAAGCTGGCTGCTGCCAAAGACTTGCTTGACAGGTCTGGTGTTGTTAAGACAGAGAAGCTAGAGGTGCAGTCGAGTGGTGGTATTATGATTTTGCCTCCGAAGGACAATGACTAGAGATTTAGGACACTGGCTTCTTCCGCAACCTGTAGAGCGCACCGAATACGTCAAGATACCACGACTTAGAAAAGGGATGCTCATTCCCTTTGGATATTATGTTGAGCCATCCGATCCAAATTGGTATGTCCCAATACCAAAAGAGCTTGATGCTCTAAAGATTGCTGAACAATATTGCAAACGATATACATTTCAGCAGGTTGCAAACTGGCTTACAAAGCAAACAGGACGCTCAATATCTGGCGACGGGTTAAGGAAACGACTTAGAGATGAAAGACGGCGAAAGCATAAATACAATTTCTATGTTGCCCTTGCCAGCAGATACAAAGACGCGCTCGAAAAGGCAAAAGCCTTCGAAACCACCCTCGGCAAAAAAGACAAAACAGCCTTCTTCGATCAAGAGCCATATCTCAGTCTCTACGAGCGACACCCAATCCCAGAGCGAATTGAATGATGCTGCGCTGCAGAACGTCATCTTCAAGCCCAATGCAGGGCCTCAGACAGCCTTTCTAGCGTCTTCTGAGCGTGAGGTGCTGTATGGGGGTGCTGCAGGCGGTGGCAAGAGCTATGCGATGCTTGCAGACCCTCTGCGCTACATCACGCATCCGCAGTTTTCTGGGCTGCTTCTTCGTCACACCACAGAAGAACTACGAGAACTGGTGTGGAAGTCTCAAGAACTCTATCCCAAAATCATTCCCGGCATCAAATGGAGTGAGCGTAAGTTTCAATGGGAAGTGCCGGGTGGTGGCAGGCTGTGGATGTCCTACCTTGATAGAGACGAAGATGTGCTTCGCTATCAAGGTTTGTCGTTTAGCTGGATTGGTTTTGACGAATTGACACAGTGGGCAACACCGTTTGCGTGGAACTACATGCGTTCTCGTCTTCGTACATCGGCGTCTGACTTGCCTGTGTATATGAGAGCGTCTACAAACCCCGGCAACAGAGGGCATGCATGGGTTAAGAAGATGTTCATTGACCCTTCACCACCCGGTGAAGCGTTCTGGGCTACTGACATCGACACTGGCGATGTGATGACCTACCCAGAAGGGCACAGCAAACAGGGACAGCCGCTATTTAAGCGTCGATTTATTCCTGCAAAGCTCTCTGATAATCCGTTTTTGACTAAGTCTGGTGACTATGAGACAATGCTTTTGTCTTTGCCAGAGCATCAAAGACGTCAACTACTAGAAGGAGATTGGGATGTTGCGGAAGGTGCTGCATTTCCTGAGTTCAAACGATCAATTCATGTGGTCGAGCCTTATTCTATCCCTTCCGATTGGACTCGTTTTCGTGCTTGCGACTATGGCTATGGCAGTTTTAGTGCTGTGCTATGGATTGCTGTTGCTCCTGATGATAGTTTGGTGGTGTATCGTGAGCTATACGTTACAAAAGTGCTTGCCGAAGACTTGGCAGAGAAAATATTGACGCTTGAAGCTGGTGAACGCATCAGATATGGTGTGTTGGATAGCTCTTGTTGGGCAAAACGTGGAGATACTGGGCCATCTATTGCCGAACGAATGATATTGAAGGGATGTAAGTGGCGACCTTCTGACAGAAGTGCTGGTAGTCGCATTGCTGGTAAGAATGAGATACATCGTAGGCTGCAAATTGACACCTACACAGGTCATCCTCGCATGACCATCTTCCAAAACTGCACACAATTGATTGCCGATCTTCCTTCAATTCCTCTAGACAAAAATAATCCAGAGGATGTCGATACTAAGGTAAAAAATGACCATACAATCGACGCTCTACGTTATGGAATAATGACTCGTCCGCGTAGTGCAAATATTTTTGACTACAATTCAAACCATAAAGATCGATACAATAATCCATTTGATAAAACTTTTGGATATTGATATGAACTATCGTAAACTTGCAAAACAAAATAGTGAACTTTTTTATCGTAGTGATAAAAAGTGTCCTCAGAATCACGATTCGTTAAGATATACATCTACAGGAACATGTGTAATGTGCATGTCACACTTTACAAAAACTGATGCTTATCGTAAAAAAACTCAAGAGTATAGAGATTCACGTAAAGATAAAAAGGCAGAGTATGATCGTCAGTTTGATATTAAAAATAAAGCGTATAGAAACTCATTAAAGTCTATAAATCGCGCAAAAAGAAAACAAAGAATTGTTGAGTGGGACGTTGAGTTTTTTGAGTTTGTTTTTGAAGAAGCATATCGTCTATGTGATCTCCGTAAGAAAAATTTAGGAACAGATTGGCATCTTGATCACATTTATCCACTTTGCTCTAAACAAGTATCAGGTCTTCACAATCCCTACAACATACAAGTTGTTCCTGCGAAATGGAACTTATCGAAGGGAAATCGACACTGCAAGCCCTACTTCCCAATTCGGTAAGAATTGAGATATAACGCAGAACACCAAGGAAAACTTATGGCTATTCGTAACGATAAACCTTTTATGGATGACAAGTCTGTAGCTTTACCAGATGATAGTGGTGAAACCACCTTCTCTGGTGGCTCTCTTGTCAGCTTTGTCAAAGAACGATATAGCCGTTCTAAGCAATCCCGTCGATATGACGAAGAACGCTGGCTTCGTGCCTATCGCAACTATCGCGGCATCTATGGACCCGACATGAAGTTTACAGAGGCTGAGAAGTCTCGCGTATTCATCAAGGTGACGAAGACAAAGGTGTTGGCTGCGTATGGACAAATCGTAGATGTCTTGTTTTCCGGCAACAAGTTTCCTCTTTCTGTTGATCCTACACCGCAGCCCATTGGTGTTGCAGAGCATGTCCACATCGACATGGCAGAAGAGCAGAAGAAGGCTGCTGGACAGCCTGCAGCGCCTGCCATTGACATCAGCAAGCCTTTGCCTCCCGGCACAAAGATTGGAGACTTGCTCGGATCGATGAAGAATGCCTTCAAAGGACTCAATGTCAAAGAAGGCGCTGGCAAGCTTCCAACACAAATTACGTTTTCTCCTGCACAAGTTGCTGCGAAGAAGATGGATAAGAAGATACGGGATCAGCTAGACGAAAGCGGTGCTGCCACTCATCTTCGTTCTACAGCGTTTGAATGTGCATTGTTTGGCACAGGCATTATGAAAGGCCCATTCGCTGTAGACAAGGAATATCCGCGTTGGGAAAATGGCAAATACAAGCCTATTATGAAGACGATGCCGAAATCGTCGCATGTTAGCGTTTGGAACAGCTATGTTGATCCTGATGCTAGCAACATTGCAGAGTCTTCTTATTTCATTGAGCGACATAAGCTTAGTAAGACGCAGATGCTTGAGCTAAAGCGTCG